GCCATTGAGTTTAAATAATGCAGCTGATGTTCCTATCATACAAAACTTTATAAATCAAAGTCGATTGGCTGGCGCAACTGGTCTTGGTGCTGGCAACGGATACATGGGCGATAATACATTCCACATAGACAATGCTCAGCCAGGAAGTGTTCAGTATTGGGGTGGACAACTAGACAACGGTACATTTAGAGCAAGAAATGCTCCAAGTTGGTTAAGAGATATAGCAAGAGGATTAGTATAACATGCGAGGAAAATATACCGGGTTAGACACTGAAAGCATAGGTGTACCTGAGAGGTTTGATAGAAGTAAACACGGTGCGCTGCAAACACTCATGGGTGTGTTTCTAGGAAAAGTTGTAAGTGTCAAAGACGATACTTATCAAAATCAAATATACGTCGAGCTAATTGGCCAAGAAATTATCAGTGACAAAAATGAAGAAGATAGAAAAAAATATCACAAGGTTCGCAGATTGATGAGTTTTGGCGGAGCATTTCATGATCCCAATTACAGTGACGATTATGGAATGATGGCTCCTCCTCCCTCACCAGGTTCAGAGGTATTGGTTGCTTTTACTGGACTGGAACAAGAAGGTTATTTACTTGGTGTACTGAGTGATATTGGCAGGAATGCACAAATACCTGGATTGAGTGCTGGTATTACCAGAGAAGGTGTAGTTGCTCCAGCAGTTGATTTAGATGTTAAAAGCACAGACGGCATTGTAAGAACAAGACACAATCAATCAGAACAACTAGCAAAACAAGGACTAGGATTAGATGTTATCAGAGGATTGACCAGCAGTGGTGGTAGAAGAGAAAGTCCTATTAATTTGTTCGGTATGCAAACACCTGGAGGTCACAGTCTTGTCATGGACGACGGAACTCGAAATGATGCAAATGTTCTTGTTCCTGACAAAGCTAGAATACCGGGAAAAAATGATCTTGTGAGAATGCGTACAAGACAAGGTGCTCAAATTCTAATGCACGACACAACAGGCATTGTTTATATTATCAATCAAGACGGGTCAGCTTGGATACAGATGAGTAAAAATGGTGATATCGATGTTTATAGTGAAAACAAAATCAGCATGCACTGTGAAAATGATATGAATCTACACGTTGGCGGAGATTTTAATTTAGATGCAGAAAATATTAACATTAATTCTAGAGGATCCGCAGGCATTCATATGGGAACTGTTGATGGAGAAGTCAACATACTCAGTGCAAAAGACATGAACTTGACATCAGATCGTAATGGAAATATACTAGTAAAAGGGCATTTAAAAGTAACTGCAAAATTGATTGATTTGAATGGTCCTAAGGCTGAAAGAGCTTATTTTCCAAAATTGCGAAATCACACACAGAACCTTACTGTTAAACAAAGTATAGGCAGCAGAGTTCCGGAACACGAACCATGGGGAGGACATGCTGAACAAGATAATATCGTAGCTTCACAAGCACCAGGCAAACTTGGCGCAACCAGCAAAGATCACAATATTTCTGATCAAAAAACAAATGCTGCTACCGGAAGTGCCATTGGTTCTACTCAACCTGATCCGGTACAAATAAGAAGTAGACCTACAGGATCGGTTAGTGCTGATGAAACAATGGATCCTGCTCTTAGAGCTGCTGGATTTAATAAGACCAATTCAGCATACAACAAAGAAAAAGGAGGGTATGTCAGAACAGATATTCCGGGATGGTACACAGATGATGCACCGGTCACATATAAGTCAACAGATCCGAGATCTCCTTACTACAACCCACCAAATCCAAACACAAGTGTTGGTCCTACACAAGTAAATGTAGATACAAATATCAATCCTAGAACAGGTAAACCTTGGAGTAATAGATAATGTTAACACAAATACCTGTATATTTTCAAATTGTTTGGGATGATTACAATATACTAGATCAAACAACATATGATACACAAATTGATATAACAGATGTGAGAACCAGTAATACAGCTAGAGATGTTGCACTAAATTTTTCTAGGTACAATGCTTATAATGGCACAGGTTATGGAGAGAGAATAGATAATTCGGGTATTACTGAACAACAAGCATACGATGATTGGATAACTGTTTGGGATAAACAAGACAGAAAAGTAAGACAAGATCTTGTTAATTTAGAAGTTTACAAAATAACTCAAAATCAGTATGATGGTCTGGTTCTTTACAATTGGATCATGGGAAATACAAACACAGTGCTTGCAGAAGAAGGTGAATATGATCTAAAACAAACTGTAAAAAATCAAGATTGGGATATAGTAGCTAATATGATAGCTAGATCATTGAACAATCGAGACAAAACAGACCAAGCTGCTAAAATAATCGCACTGGCTGATTATGGAGAATACAAAGATAGAAGCTGGTTGAGAACCCAAGGTATATATAGAATGCGTCAACAAAATGAACTGTTGGCACTGGATAGCACACAGGTAAAACGTGCAAGATTTGCGTACTATGCTGAAACTGGAAACTTTTTGCCATTTACTCCTGAAGGTGTTAAAAGAGATATTGTAAAAAAATATGAAGATACATTGATACAGCAAAACTTTATCTATGACGGTACAACTAGTACATTTGAATTACAAAAAACTCCCAGTGTGTACCCTGTGGAAAAGATACAAGTACAAGTAAATGGTACTGTAATACCTCTGTATTTTGACTATACAGTGGATGGTAGAACAATTACTATTACTAAACAGCTAGAAATCAATGATGTTATCCGCACTACCATTAAAATATAAACTGAGTGGTTAATTCTGCTATAAATAGTAGTATGGCAACATATTATGGATATAGTACGATAGACACAGTTACAAGCAGTAAAACTCTAGTTGATGTTGAACTGGCAAAGCGTGATCTTATGAACAACTTTTACACTCGCAGAGGCGAGAGAGTGCAAAACCCAGAGTTTGGCAGTATATTGCACGACTTGGTGTTTGAACCTTTAGACAGAGAAACAGAAACACTAGCACTAGACGATGTAAAACGTATTATAGACAATGATCCACGATGGATTGAATTAGAAACACTGTTAACAAAACCCGATGATCACACACTAACAATTAAAGTGAGATTGAGGTATAACGACACAGGGACAGCAGAAGAACTGTTCCTAACATATGTAGGCGAGATAGCATAATGGCACAAGGCGCAAGACAAAGCAGTTTATTTGCTGCTGAAGATTTTAGTGTTGTTTATGAAAGTTTTAGCGAAGCTAACTTTCAGGCGTATGATTTTGAAACCATACGAAACAGCATGGTTGAATATATCAACAACAACTATCCAGAAAACTTCAATGACTGGATAAGTTCAAGCGAATTTGTAAGTTTGGTTGAACTCATGGCATTTTTAGGTCACAACCTAGCATTTAGAGCAGACCTAGCCAGCAGAGAGAATTATTTAAGCACAGCTGAACGCAGAGAAAGCGCCTTGCGTATAGCTGAGTTTTTGGGATACACACCCACACGTAATATTGTCGCCAGTGGTTTGTTAAAAGTTGACAGTGTAACTACAACAGAAGTGATATATGATGTAGACGGAACCAGTCTTGCTAATCAAACTATACAGTTTGAAGATGCAACTGATCCAGACACATATCAAAACTTCTTAACAGTGATGAATGCTGTTTTTCAAAGCACTAGTCAATTTGGATCACCGTATAGTAAATTTACCAGCAATGGTATTGTAAATCAGATTTATAGAACCAACAGTGTTAACAACACTGTAACTCAAAACTTTAGTGGTAGAGTAAACGGTTCCAGTACTAGATTCAGTTTGCACAGCTTGGGTTATGACAGTGCTAGCGGTGTTCTATCTGAAAAAACACCTGACCCTTATGGTGTTATTGACATGGTATACAGAGATGACAACAGCGGTTTTGGTAGTGCCAACACAGGATTCTTTTTGGGATTCAAACAAGGTAATTTAGAGTATCAAGATTTTAATATCAATGAGGGATTACCTAATATGGTAATTGATATTAATGTGGCTAATGTAGCAAACGGGAATATATGGGTACAAACCATTGATGAAGTAGGACAAGTACAAAAAACCTGGACTAGAGTTGACAGACTGTTTGGACTAAATGCTATCTTTAATGCAACTCAAAATAACGTAAGAGATATTTACACAATAGCCAGCAGAGAAGATGACCAGATCAGTGTTGTGTTTGCCGACGGAGATTTTGGAAATATTCCCAAAGGTATTATAAGAGTATGGTACAGAGTAGGTTTAAATCAAAGCTACAGTTTAAATCCAGACAATTTTGGCGGTACTAGTTATTCATTTGATTACATAGGTAACGACGGTAATACACACACTGTTAGATTGCAATTGAGTCTAAAGTCAAATGTAACCAATGCCAGTGCTAGAGAAAGTATTGACAGCATCAAAGCCAATGCTGGTAGATTTTTTGCTACACAAGATCGCATGGTCACAGCAGATGACTACAGTATCTATCCAGTTACAGTGAGTGAAAATATTCGCAAGATCAAAAGTATCAATAGAGTACACAGTGGACACAGTAGATTTCGTGACTTGTATGATCCTACAGCAACATACAGTGATGCCACAAACTTTTTAAATGACGGGTATATGTATGAAGACAATGTTACTACTCGTAATTTGGTTACATTGCCTAGCAGTGATAACAGTGAACAAATTTATCAAAAGTACATTAAACCAATACTAAACAATCCTGAAGTCAAAAACTTTTACTACAACAGACACACTTATAGTGGATCTCATATTGCCGCAAATAGCTATAGTGAAGCAAGCCTTGGAATTATTGTTTTTAATACCAATGGTACAGAAGATAATGTGTTTAGATGGAATCAAGTGAGCAAAGGTGCAAACACTTGTACAGGTTACATAACTTACAATGCGTTTGTACAAAGATTAGGCAGTCCAGCTACCAATCAATTGAGCAAACTACAAGTTAATGGACTAGCAGAGTTTATCACAGCTCCTTATAAATTGGGATACATCCAAAGTATTACAGTGACACAAGGAGGTAGTGGTTACACAGGAACACCAACTGTTACTATTTCAGGAGCAGGCACAGGTGCAACAGCTGTCGCAAATGTTCTCAACGGAGAAGTAGTGAGTGTCACTGTTACCGACAGTGGTCAAAATTATAATGCATCGACTGTTATTAGTATCACAGGTGGCGGTGGCACCGGAGCACAAGCTGTGGTTACTACAGCAAGTGCTGATACCCAATGGGTTAGAATCACAAACTTATACAAAGATGGGTTAGGTAGAGATGATAGCACAGGTACTCCTACAGGTATTGACCAAAGCGGTAGAGGTAGTGTAAGTTTGAATGCAGTTATTCCAAGCGGTGCAAGAATAAACAGAATGATACCAAGTTGGACTACAGACTTAACCAGCACAATCAAAACACAAGTAATAGATAAAATCAACAATCGCAACAGTTTTGCACTAAGATTTAATGCTGTTACACAAGAATGGATGATTGTTGAAAGTGCTGATCTTTTAAGTAACAGTATTACAAACAACAGTGTTGCAAACTGGAGTAGACAGTACGAAGGTGATCAGACCAGTACTGGTAGAGACAATAGTTGGATCATACGAGTAAACTATAGCAGTAGTAACTGGGAAATACTGACTAGAAAAAGCAGATTTGTATTTGGAAGCGATCAAGAAGTTAGATTTAATAATTTAAACTTTATGGAAACATTTAGTAGTGAAACACTAAAGCCGCACAAAGACAGTATAGAAGTTTTAGACATCAACACCAAGAGCACAACTGACAGAATCCCTTTGGGTAAAAATTATAAGTTTAACACATTTGGATATTACACATACACAGACGGCTATACAGATCCGCATAAAATACGAGTTACACTAGCTGACCCTGACAACGACGGATATCCCAACAATCCAGAAGCTTTTTTAAATGTAATAGGATCTTCTACAATTAAACTAGGAACTACTACAGAAAATGGATATGATTTTGTAGTACCCGACAGTACAGCAGGTACTACAATTGTCACAGGCAGAGACAATTTAAGAACCAAATATCGCAGAATTGCAGATATCAATCAAGTGATAGATCCTAGCACTACAAATATTATCGACACTTACGTACTGTTACGCAGTTATGACAGTGCTTATAGAACTTGGGCATTGTACGATGGCAGAAGTCAAACAAAACCAAATCCGCCAACTGTGAGCGAACTTGGAACCTTGTTTGAAAGTTTAGAAAGCAAAAAAAGTATCAGTGATCAGGTAGTGTACAGACCTGTAAAATACAAAATACTGTTTGGAGATTTAGCAAGTAGCGAATTACAAGCTCGTTTCTTGGTCACTAAAACAGCTAATAGTACTATGAGCGATACAGAAATACAAAGTAGAGTTATTGTGTTAATTAACCAATATTTTAGTATTGATAACTGGGATTTCGGAGAAGATTTTTACTTTACTGAACTAGCAGCTTACATACACAATAACATGATTGGTCAAATAAGTCAAATTACAATTCAACCTGTGAGTAACGATTTGCAAACCACAGATTTATTTGAAATATCAAGCGATAGTGATGAATTGTTTTTACCAATAGTACAGACTAATAATGTTGTAATTTCAAATACTACAATTGCAAATCCAACTAGTTTAGCAGCCAATCCGGGAGTTAGCATTACATGAACGAACGTACATCAAAACCAGTAAATGCACCTAAAATTACCAGACCAGGCGAAAGTGCAGAACATTTAGGCAGTAGAAATGTTACAGAGTTTCTGCCTGCTATCTTTAAAACGACTGCTAACAAACAATTTTTTGACGCTACTCTAGAACAGTTAATGAGTACTGGTAGCTTGATGACTATCAACAACATGGTAGGCAGCAAGTTTGATCAACCTCAAGCCAATTATCTGATAGATAATAGATCCAGTGACAGCACACAGTTTGTTCCGGGTATAATAAACAGAGATGCCGAAGGCACAGTAACGCAAGCACTGGCTTATGATGATTTAATTAATAGCTTACAATTCAATGATGTTGATGTTAACCAACACAACAAATTGTTGAACGAACAAGGGTATACATTAGACTTGCCTATCAACTACGATATGTTTATTAACTATCACAAGTATTTTTGGTTGGTTGATATACTGCCTCCTTGTAGTATTAAACCTACACAAGTTGATGCAATTGATATCGATACTATCTTCAATGACAATGTTTATACAACTCCTACACTGAGCACCAGCAACACACTAGAATTAATGAATGGCATGCGTGTTAGATTTATGCCAACACAGATTGACAGATTTACACAAACTGTTCCGGGTAATCAGACGTTCACTGCTACAGTTAATCAAGCTAATACTATTAAGGTTTATAAAAACAACGAACTTGTGGAAAATATTCCTGCCAACTACACATATAACAGTGCAGGTGGTGTAGTTATATTTGCAACTGCTCCAGCAGTAAATGATGAAATTGAAATTCACACATTTTACGCATACAGTACCAGCGGTGATTATGCAGTAGGAGACATATACATCGTAGATGGAGTTGGATCCAACAATGGTATTCAGTTCACTAAACAATTTACTAGTGGTGTTGTTGAAAGCACTTACAGCACTCGTGAGTGGTTAAATCATACAATCTATAGCAGTCAAGAACCCAAGGGATTCGACGAAGATGGGACTAGTTTTGAGTTTGATCCTTATGATATCAGAGAATGGCGCATGACCACCAGAGACTATGTTGTAGAAAAAAGATATAGTTCTGACAGAAGTGCATGGTCAAGAAGTAATTTATGGATACATCAAACCGCAGCTGAAGCAGTTGTTACTTTTGAAAATTTAGATTACAATGAATATCTTGCTGATAACTTCAGAGGTGTAAGACCTATTATCGAATTTAAAGACGGTATTGAAAAATATAATTATGGTACAAATCACATAGGTTATGTTGCACACTTGATAGAAGATACAATCGATCCGGCTGCACAAATTGTTGGAGAAATCAACTACAGTCACAACACTTACGGTATTACAACAGATTGGCAATTCCAATCAGGATACGAAGACGGAGATCGTGTTCGTGTAAACATGAGTGGTTATGTAACATATTGGGAATGTATAGAAA